GCTCATGGTAATTAAATTAAGTATCTAATAATAATTGCCAGCGCATCAAGGCCACCTCCCGCTACGCGGGTCCCTCCTCGCTACTCTGTCAATTCTGTTGGTGCTTCATCAAAAACGCCTATCTTTGGTGAGTCACAAGTTAAAAAGTCATGATATTTTTTATAACTTATTTCTATAACGCAACTGGAGCGAACAACAACGGCATAGCCAGCAAGTATCAAATCACGTAACGACAAGTCAAAAATATGCTGACCATTTTGGCTAGCGCTTAGGTAGTAATTTTTGGTTATTCTCCCTAGTTCGGTATACTCACCCCAACCTACAATATGAAGACCGACCTTATAAAATGGATGTTTTTTTTCCTCTGCTTCTTTTGCTTTTTTCTGCTCCTCAATAATTTTTTCAGCTTCTTTTTGCTTGGCTAAAAACTCTGGGGGTAAGACAGTATTTTGCCCTGGGGCAGATGCTAAATTATATCCTGGTCTAGCTCCAGGGATGGATTGAAATTCACCATTAATTACAGGTGGTTGCGTTGATTTTTCTGTTTCAATTTGGTTTTCAGACTGTTTTTTAAATCCCAAATAAAGTAAAAAAATGGCGAATATAAAAAAGACAACAGAGCCTTTAATAAACCAGTTGTCGTACCATTTTTTTATATCACTTGGCGCTGCTTCTTTTATCGATTGGTCACTCTTGGTGTGTGACTGATAGAACTTAAAATACTTCTTTTCATACTCGCGTTCGTGAGTTGCAACAACGGTTGAATTGGTTTTTGAAGAACCATCATGAACTTTTAAAATATACTTATCATCTTGACCCATCATTGACTTTTTAATCGCTCGATAATGGTTGCTTACTAGATTTCTAATGTCCCTATCAACCTTGCTGAACTCTTGAGTGATTAGCATGATGTCAAAACCGTAGTGACGATGTAAATCATAGAACTGTTTTAGCTCTTTATCTGTCTGGCCTGTTGGTAATGCTAAATGACATTCATCAATAAAAAAATAAACACGGTTACCCTGTTCGTTTTTCCAATCTTCGTATTGTAAATAATGCTCCTTTTTAGAGAATGGCCGCTGGCCACCATAATTGTGAAACTCCCCATCTACAACCTCTATTAAGTCACGGCAGTAATCGCCAAATACTGAGCAAAAATGGTCTATGTTCAATGGTAGGTTTGTTACGACTTTACGTTTATGTTCTGTAATAGTAGGTATTATGTGTCGTACAACCGCTTCGTAGCTTTTACCGCCGCCAGTTCTTCCTGATATGCCGTGAATCATTTCTTAGCTCCCTAATCTAACAAATGGTATTAGTTGCAATATCATTCGCACTGTTATGGCGATTATTACCATTCCCATAGCTTGAGATAAGCCTATTGCTGATGCGTAATAACTAACCTCGGGTGGTAAAGAATTGAAGTAACTTGCAACATCAAGGCCTGAGAAAAAACTATCTAGACCACTAATGGCCAGCAAAGAAATGTCCATAAAACTTTCAAAAACCCATATGAACATATCTTTGTAAATTTCCTGAACAGTCAAAACTAGACTATAAAAAAATTGCTTTGCTTCATTCCATGTATTAGCTAACCAGTCCAACATGTTAACCTCCAAAAATTAATGCACGGCACAAGAAAGCCGCAGTGATTAAAATAAAAACCCTGATAATTGCTAGCAACTGGGGACTAGGTGTTGGAAGTTCAGCGCAGCCAAAATCCATTGAGCCACCCAAGTTAAAACACATTTGAGTATCAGGAGCAGAGCCGCCAGCATTAAATTTAAACTGCTCTAAGAATTGAAAGGTTTCAGTTTGTTTAAACGCTGTGCTTTTTTCTTCCCATACACCACTAAACCCATTTTCATAACTTGACTCGTAAAAACTCAGTGATGCATCTGGATTAAATGTATTTCCAACATCGGTTTCAGATAATGTATCGAGAATCCCTTTTGTATTTCCTGAGATTGCATCGGTATTGCCAGCAGTTAGTTTTGTATTTTTTTCGACATCTGTTAATAAACCGTTTGATTTATCTTGTGACTTTTTTAAACCCTGAATACCTGAGTTAATACCATCGAGTGCTTGATTTGTTTTATCGAGTTTTCCGCCAACAAAGCCAAGCTCACCTTTAATGCCATCAAGCTTATTATTTGTTTGAGTCATATCAGGCGCGTCTGGGTTTGGTGTTTCGTTGGGGTCTGGGTTTGGAGTGCAGCGGCCATTTACACAGGTTTCATCTTTATCTGGTACGCCATTTCCGTTTTTATCATCGGCTTTACCATCCCCGTCTAAATCATCATAAGTACAGAAATAAACACCATCCATAGAGCCGCACCCGGGAGGGCATTGGTATTGTGTTTGGCCGTTAATCAGTAATGCGTTGCAGCCTTGGTTCGGGTCAACATCACAAATTAAGACACCACCCAACGACCCATAGTCATAACAGTTATCATCATTACCGTCAGGCGGTGGTTGTGGAGTTGGCTTATCACCATAGTCGTTTTCATCACCATCACAGTCTTTACCAGTCGCAGTAAAGTTATCGTGACCTTGTGAATATTGACAACTTTTGCCAGTTGTTGGATTTGTATAACATGCAGTTTGACCAGGAGTACCAACACCATCTTTAGGGGGGAGCATTGAATTATTGCCGAACTCATCGCACTTAGCATCTGGGTCAGGTTGAGGCGGTGGAACAAACTCTTTAGCACACATAAGTGAAGATCCTTCACCTACAGATATTATATAATTCGGATGTGAATCTGGAGGGCATGTTGGGGTTGATGAATTGACGCGGAAAATACCAACCCTAAAAGTTGTTTCATATGATGTTTTACCTGTAAACATTACAGCTTCACCATCAAGCCATACGTTATCAATCCTCTTATAAGATGAATCAGACTCGATAAGACCTCTGATATATTGAACGCATGAGTCACCGTCAGAATCATTGATAATAGAATTAATATCAGTAACTAAACCACAAGTGCCAGTTGAAACTTGCTTAGGTGATACTAAATCACTCATGTCAGGTTCAGCAGAAACAAAAAAAGCGCTAATAAGCGCCAGTGTAAAAATTAGATATTTCATTGGCTGTTATCCCCAACCGAAGTTCTTGCAAACTATGTAACCAGCTATTGCCCCTATCAATGCACATATTGTGTAGATAAGGGCGACAATTAGGCCGCCCATATTCAGTTCCTTATGCTTTAGCAACTGCGCGCTTAGCAAGAGTAATACCCTTATAAGCCAACGCAACGCCAACGATTAAAACACCAGTTGCGCCAACGAAAGTTGCAACACCAGCCATGTCTACAGCAGCAAAAATATCAGTCATTTTTATATTCCTTAAAGTTTATTTATAACCATTCGAGAAGCCTTCACTTTGAAGGATAAAAACCCGAGGGTAATGATTAGGGCAAAAGCCCAAGTAAAAGCGCTCCCTACTTCGAGAGCTGTTATCTGAATGCTTTCAACATAAGCAGCCGCATCGTGTGAAGGAACAAGAACATAACCGGAGCACTGTTCAAGTGTTTCACTCGTTGGGGTTAAAGTGCCGTCAGCATTTAGATAAATACATTGCATTAGCTTGCCTTTTTATCTGCAAAATCTGCATAAGGTGTTAATGCCATTCCAAAACGGTCTAATTCTAATTGGCCGTATTGGTTAACTTTGAACGATGAACCAGCAAGCTCGTACTTGCCAACTGGGTATGCGTTGTTGTGGTCATCGTGTGTGATTTTAAATTCAACAGGGAAAATACCGCCCATGTGTGCATACGCTTTTTGTTCGTATACTGTGCGTGATGGTTTATCGCCCTTAGCTGGGAAAGTTCTTGGTGTTGGAACGTTTGCGCCGTTAGTACCTAGTATTTCAATTATCATAGTCATGGTTCTTAATTCCTCGTTATATAAATCAATTGCGGTTTGTTGTCCGTCAATGAATTGGTTGGTTGTGGTCATGAAACCAGTCTTAAAAGTTCGCGGTTTTCAGGTAGTTCTAATTGGTCAGATAAGCGCTGAGGTTCTACCCAGTTGCTCGGGTGTTGTTGTTCAAAATCGACATTTACAAAACGAATAAGCGGAACGACATTTGATGCAGTTGCTTGTAAATTTTGTAGGTAAGCTTTTGGTACAACTTCGGTAAGCAATTTAATATTGTCGTGAAAAGTTGCTTTAGGCGTTGAGTCTTTAACCTCTTCCCAGCCCTCATGTTTAACCATTCTAAAGAAACGAAATAAGCGGTCGGCTTTTGAAAAACTGAAACCCTTTTTAGTTTCGGTTTTAAAATGCTGTCTCAAATTTTCTTGAATTTCAGTATCTGAATAAGTACGCATGTTTGCACCTTCGAACGTTTTAAATATGTCTTGCCAAGATTGATTCCATAATTGCTGAATTAAACACCCATCAAATGACCCGCTATAAGTTTCAAATGCCCATAAGTTAGTCGGTATACCAAGACGTTTTAACATGCGTGGCATAATGCTAGCTTCTAGGCGTAATGCATTTTTTGCGAATTCTTGTACTTCTGGTGCTGTCATAGCTTCAAGCTGATTTTTAAAAACTTGGCTTTTGGTTTTGTCGTATTTTGCTTGTGCTTTGTTAATTTGGTCTTGCAACTCAAATTGCTTTAAGTAGGCTTTTAGTCGTTTATGACGTGAGCCTTTGCCAAAATATGCAGTTGTGTCGAATGCAGATTTAGCGCCCCTTGTTTGACCGTTTGATATGTTGCGTAATGCATGAATTACGTTTCGACTATCTGACTCGGTTTTTAAGTGAGCGCTAAACGTGCAATCTATTTGTGCAAGTTCGGCATTGTTAAATTCTAATATTTCGGCCATGTCTGGCATTGCGTAACAAAACGCGGTGATTAGTGAATCAATACACAACATCACATCACACGAACCGTAAACGTTGTGACCTTGTAACAGCTTTGCCGGGCTAGCTTTTAATTCGATGAACGGGTAATAATTTTCACCCCCTGCCCTGACTTTAAATGCCAACGTTCCCCAAGAGCTAGGTAATGATTCGAATGGGTGACGAAGTGCGGAAACCTCAGCAACACAAATATTTTCAGCGTCTAGGCGATAGTCATTAGTAGTGAAAGTGACGTCCCCTGCTTCCATCCTGCAACCTCTTTTTTGACACTCACGCAAATCGATTAGGCCATTAGTCCCGTCTGGAGACATAGCAACAATCGATTCAACGAAAGGTATCTTTATAGTTAAGAGGTCAATCATTTAGCTTTCTTAGAAACTTAGAAATTATATTTAGCCGAAATAATAGTTTCTAAGAAATCAGATTGCAAGAAACTTTGAATATAAGTTTATAATTAAATGAATTCTTAGAATCGAAGAGACATGTAATGCCCAGTAAACACATAGATGACGTAACATGGAGAAAAGTAGAAAAGGAACACGTAAGAGCGGTAGTGGCCACACAAGCATCATTAAAGGATACGGAAATACTTAAAATTCTTATTTCAAAAGGATTAGAGCTTGTTACCGATGAAGATTACGAAAAATTTGTTAAAAAGAAAAAAGAGAGATCTAAAGCTTAAAAGTCCGAAATCCGGACTAGAGTCCACTATTAAAGTATGTGGACTCTAAACACCTGTGCCTATTTCGGTACATCGGTTTTATTTCAAATATGGGTTTGGTTTATCAGAGGGGCGAATTTAATTTCGTGATATTGATTTAGTCAGTGCAGCCAGAACATTTTTAATATGATTAAGTTGGTTTGGTTTCCGCTCCGCTATCGGCTGTCGCCATGTGAAAATTATAATCGGGTATAAAATACAACCCATAAATCTACATTATGTTACGGGCTAGCTTGCAAAGGGCTTTGCGCTAGTTGGTGTGATGCTGCGCTATATATCACACCAAAAACCACAAACGCCCCGCCATTTGGATATTTTGGCGGGGCGTTTTCTCAACATAACGTTGGTCAACTTATGGG